GCCCCCAGCGCTTTGCTTAACGATGGTTGTGTCCAACGAGACAAATAATATGTCCAAAACTAAGCATAACCCCGGCTTAGACGGGGGATCTGCGGAAAACACCGCAATGCAGCTTAAACTCTAGCTGTAAGAGGAGGAAAACAAGAAAGGAAGCAATCCTTAAGCGGAATATACCGCAATGGCGAACAAAACCCGGACGCTACGGGGAAAAGAACCACGTGGGCAGAGGAATCAATCCTTTAATATCATAGGCGAAAAAGATTAGGCATCACGACGGGCAATCTCAGCAACCCAGGGGTTATCAGACAATGCATAATGGGCAATGGTAGCGAGACTATGGCCAGCAGAGTGGGCAGCCTCAACCGATACCCCATAGTGGCGGTCAAGATAATCATAATACGAACTTAGGGTGGCAGTGTGGCGAATGGCGCAAGTAAACGCATAGGGGTTGTCCTCAATAAACAAGGAACCATCCCCCAATTGTCCCATCAAATTGTCACATAAAGCAGACAACATGGGAAAACAGGCGCTATACTGCGACATGCCGACACAAACCCCGCGCAGCCACGCACGTGACTGCTCAGGCGTTCGGTCAACAATATCATAAAAAGCTTTCGACAACAGCCGACCCAACTTTGGGACAAGCAACAGGCCTTGATCAGTTTCCATAAGATAGGAATTGCAAAAATCAACGTCCAACAAATGATCGTGGACAAAACCAGTAGCCTCAAATCCAAAAGCAGAGTACATGGCCGCACAATGGTCCCAACCACCTAAACGATGGAAGAAATCACGGTCAACACAAACAACACTGTCGTCACCACAGACGATGGAAAGCCAAGGAGTGCCCACGCCGAAAATGCGGGTCTTCATGGCTACATTAAGCAATGTGTCAGTCAAGGAAGTATCAGGACGACCGCTCCCCATAGTGTAGGGCACGGAATATCGGTTGCCATTAGCGGTAACACCCTTCTGAATACCATGGGGAGTATAATGGCGTCGGGAAAGTAAATGGGCGGTACGCCGAGGCAAGACCCGCTTGAACCAGCGGTCAACCGCATCAAACGCGTGCTCATGAATGTGGCGATCATACTTACTCTGATCGTCGCAAACAAAAACACAGTTGGGTAAGGCACGTGATGCTCGAGTAAACCAATCGCCCACGGCTTCAGCGGTCATACCACATGAATAAGTCACGTGGCGACCATCCAACCAAGACCCAAGGGTAAGACGACGAGCAACGCGTTTAGTGAGTTTCTGAACCCAAGGACCAGTACGCAACAAGAAATCGTCATCACTAGCCTGAATAGTCCGTGGTATGGCATCTTTACTAAAATCAACTCCAACAATGGCTTTCTCGCGTTTAATAAACGAGTGTAAAGCAGGTGAAGGATGGTGATTTATACCCTGGCGATAAACACGCTCAAGTACAGCACGCCGAGCCGAGGGGTACCGACGCATCCACGTCCAAACGGACGCCCTAGTAACCGGGCGAACAGGGACAAAGGCGTCGAAATCCACTGTAGCCCACAAATCACGGGCAACCGTAGAGGCAAGGGGTTCATCGACAGGTATAGGCATCATATGGCGCCGCAAAAGCGACAACTCTTCATTATGGGTACAACCGCGATACACGGAAACACGGGACCCGACAACTCCGAAATGGCGCAGAGACCCAAACCGGGCAGTGCAAGGCAGGTGCTGTAATTCAAGCACACCGCGACGACACACTAGCCCGACAGGTGTACCATCTAAACAAACATCGGGGGTGACGGGCAAACCACTTTGTTCGTGGGGGTCACACAAAAGCGCATCAACGACGGACAATTGCATGCCTCCAAAACGGTTTAAAAAAAGATGCGTGCGCACAGACTGCAAAAAGGGCATATTAGCCAGGGCCTGGTGGAGAGACGACCGCATGACAAACGAATCGTTGAAGCGGGTATGCTCGAACTTAGAGAGAACAGCAGTCCCCCCAAAACGTTTGAACACTTCCTCAAAAGCGACGAGCGCGAGCTTACCGCAGCGACTCAACAAACTATGCACAGAGGCAACGCTAGCCCGAATCGACAATCG